AGCGGCTGATAAAGCGGAAACACTGTTTGCTACTTTGAATGTCAGGTCTCTTGAAGTAAATCTTTTATCTGTAATATAACTTGGCGTTGAAGATGAATCCACTGACGCTTTTGATATAAAGTTCGCTGTGTATTTAACAATCTCCCCGAGCGTGATGTCAATTCCCAGCGAGTTGATCATCGCCATCTTGAATTGCAGTTGCCCTATCGGATCGTGCAAGTGTATTGACAAACTGTCGTGCTGGTTATCATTCTGGAGCGTGTAGCTGTGCGTGCAAACTCCTGATTCGGGATCGTCTGTTGAAGCTGATTCTGTCCCAAATAGAGCGAGTAAGATAAGTCCAAAAGAATCAATGTTTATCTCCCCGTCTATGTTGCCTTCCGCCCATTTACCAGTTACATAGGCGGTCATCGCCGCGTCTGATATGTTTCCATAACTTCCCGCGACAAGGGCTTTCTTTGTTTTGTTGTCAAATGATAGTTCGGTTTTGGGCAGCCAGTAGGAGGCGGCGACACCCACTCCCCTGGTGGATTCGTGCCCCAAACCCACATTTACAAGCCTAGAAGTAAATTTGCTCATATTTTTATTCCTTTCTAAAAGTTTTTATTAAATTGCCAAATAATCATTGATATGAATGTGATACTCATATCTCTTCATTGACTTATTAAACTCCATCAACCCGAGTTCCTTCAGCTCTGTGTTGACTTTTCTTATTCTTTCTTCTCTTGTCGTTTCGTTGGTATTTGGTGTTTCATTGTTTTCTTTTTTACGCATTGAATAATCTTTTGTGATTTTTTTTCTTCTCATATTTTTAAGCTAAATAAATAAAAACGGCACTATACACAGTGCCGTTGGTTATTCCTTTATGGCTGACTTTATTTTATTACTTTTATGATTCTGTGTCAAATTGAACAAGGATATTTATTTCCAATTTGGCAATAACATATTTATCTGTATTGTAAAAATCGCTTAATGATGGACGCATAATTATCATTGTCTTGCCCGTTCCCAAATCTACCCCTGTGAGTGTCTGGTCTTTGTCCAGCGTGTCCATTACTTCGTCCACCAAACTTTCTATGATTATAGTCGCTTGTCTTTGCCCTTTTGTTTCAATCTCCTGCATTAAATAAATGACAAAAATATAATCTCTTTTATTCTCGGTGGTTGTTTGAAACTCGGACTCGTTTCTTATCTCATCGCTGATCATTGCCACAGGAAAACCTCCAAACTCCTCGCTCGGGAAGTCCTGCACTTCTTGAATGGAATCTATGTCTTCCAATTTTGATTTTAACTTTTGGCGAAGTTTGACAAATGACATTCTATTATTTTAATGCTTTATCTATTTCCTTTTTAAAATACCTTTCTATTTCTGGCTCAGCCTTTTTAACTCCAAGTTTCATAAAAGGTTTCCCCCCGACTGGCGTTCTTGCTCTCCCCATTCCTTTTATATAAATAGTCCTGCCGTTTCTTCTCATTTTTCCTTCGTGAATCCAGCTGGCATATTTTACATTTGTAAAAAGTGCTCCATAAAGATTTTTGAAAATCTTGCCTCCCCCCTGTCCTCCAATAGACGCTCTCAGTCTTCCTGTGTCAACTGGCACAAGTGGTTTGACATCTCCTTCTATTTGAAATATAGATTTCCTGATGGCGGTGTTTATTCCTTTGGCAAGCTTGGGAGGTATTCTCTTGAATTTTCGCAGGGCTTTTTCTGCCCCTTCAATTTTTAAAGTTATCATCACTTTACTTTTACGATGGTAATTTCCTTATGTTGAAAGTTCCCGAGTGGAGCTGGATCGCTGACGGCTATCACTTTATATTCCGAATTTCCGTAGGTGAGACGGTCGCCTTTTTGTATATCCGTTCCGTCCTCCGCATAAAGCCGAAAAGTTTTGCCGACCGAACCGCCAACATTAACGGCTTTCGTATCATCCATTCTTTGAATATTAACCATTTCCGCCGTCAAGGTTTCGTAATGTGTTTTATCTCCTGACACAGCCGTTAAGCGTGAAATTATTATTTTTTGCGTGAGCAAATTAAAGAAAGCTGTCATAGTTTTTATTAAATCGGAATGAGACGGTAGCGGTCAAGGATTTGATTTATACCAAGATGGTTGGCTTGTTTCTCTATATCCTGTAAGGTTATGGAATATTCTCCCAGTTTCTCACTTTTAATTTCGCCTGCGATGTCTAAATTTCTCTCCGATATGATTCCCGCGACAAGCTTTGTGGCAACCAATCTTATATCTTCTGGAACGCTCGTGGACTGTCCAAAAGTTCCAGTTATCTTTATATTCTGATGTCCTTTTGGAAATACCGCTATTGAGGCGTTGGCGGTGTTTATTTTTATCCTATTCTTTGGCGTTTCATTGGCGGGATAAAGCCAGTAATCATCCGTGCTGTCTAATGTCTCGTCCACATCGTTGTCCTCGTCAAGCGTCTCTATCTTTGTAAGGGTTAATAAATCATCAATCAAAAGCTCGCTCGTTCCGCTCCCGTCGTAGAGCTTAGATGTCGCCGATTCCTGTTCAAAAGTCCTGTTGCAGTAGTTGTCTATGTAGGTATCAGCAGCGTCAATCCATTCATTTATCTGGTCGTCAAAAGAATCTGCGATTGTTATCATCAAGTAATTTTGTATGCGTGATTTTGTGGTATACATTTTCTAAAAATAAAAACGGCGGTAAAACGCCGTTGATTCTATCTTTATGGCTTTGTTTCATTATACTACATTGAATTTCATTGTCAAGAACAATTCCTGTTTGGTCTTGAATAGATGTCTGTCTTTCTTGAATATATCCCTGTTTTTCTTGAATAGATGTCTGTCTTTCTGCAATAAGGATTTATCATAGGGGACGGACTGACACTCGCGCTTGGACTAATTGAAGCAGAAGGCGAAATAGACGCTGATATTGAGGCGCTTGGCGAAATACTGGCGCTTGGTGAAATAGAGGCTGAAATTGAAGCCGAAGGACTGATACTGGCACTCGGGCTTATTGATGCTGAAGGAGAAACGCTCGCAGATATTGAAGCCGAAGGACTAATAGAAGGGGAAATGGAAGCAGACGGGCTAATACTTGCTGAAATTGAAGCTGAAGGACTGATACTGGCAGATACTGACGCTGACGGTGAAATACTGGCGCTTGGCGATATTGAAGCTGAAACACTAACAGACGGACTGATTGACGCTGATATAGATGCTGAAGGGGAAACAGAAGCAGATGGGCTGATACTCGCGCTAATACTTGCGCTTGGACTTATAGAAGCTGATGGCGAAACGCTTGCCGAAATAGAGGTGCTTGGAGAAACCGAAGCACTGGGGCTTATGGAAGCGGATGCCGATGCTGATGGGCTAACACTCGCCGAAGGTGAAATACTTGCTGATATTGAGGCGCTCGGCGAAACACTTGCGCTAGGGGATACAGACGCTGATAACGACGCAGACGGACTGGCACTGGCGGAAACGGAAGCGCTCGGAGACAAACTTGCTGACGGGGAAATAGACGTGCTCGGTGAAACTGAAGCTGATATGCTGGCGGAAGGTGAAACACTTGCCGAAACCGAAGCGCTTGGCGATACGGAGGCGGAAGGAGAAACAGAAGCCGAAACACTGGCAGAAGGACTGACACTTGCTGATGCGCTTGCCGAAGGACTAATGCTGGCGGAAAGACTGACGGAAGCGCTGGGCGACACGGAAGCGCTTGCCGAAGCCGATGGACTGACCGAAGCTGATATTGAAGCAGAGGGACTTATACTTGCAGAAGGACTAATACTTGGAGAAAGAGAAGAAGATACTGCAATAAAACATCCACTTAAATCTTCAGTTCCTACTCCATTATTATAAAGAGCTTGTACTTCATTTTTTGTAAGAGCTCTATTATATAATCTAAAATTATCTATTTTTCCATCAAAACAATTAGCCCAGCCTTCTGTCCCAATTAACAATTTATTTACATTACTAACTATATTTCCTGTTAAAACATCACTATCAGTATTATGTCCATTTAAATAAAATTTTAAATTCGTTCCATCAAAAGTAACAACAACATGATACCATTCTCCACTAGTTAAATTCTTTTTAGCACTTACCCATACAGTTCCCCCTCCACTATCATTTGCTTGAAATCCTAATACATTATTATCGGGAGAACCATATCTTAATTGCCAACTCCAGTTAGTACTAGCATCATAACTTTCAACTTTACCTGCTATTCCTCTATTATTTGCATCTTCTTGAGAAATATCAGGTTTAATCCAACATTCTATTGATAAACTCGTAGTAAGATTTAATCCTGCATCATTTCCGCAATCAACATAATGATAATTTCCTGTTTCATAACCTCCTGCAAAATCTCCACATCTATTTAACTTTCCTTCTGCAATAGTACTTACTCCATTTACAGCAACTCCGTGATAACCATTTCCTGAACTATCAACTACTTCATCCGTACTTCCATTCCAACTCGCTTCATTCATTTTCCAAAAACCAACTATCGCACTTGAAACATCAATTGAAATTTCTCCAGGAGGACAAGACGGAGAAATAGATGGTGATATAGAAGCAGACGGACTGATACTAGCGGAAATTGAAGCACTCGGACTTACAGAAGCTGAAACGGAAGCAGAAGGACTGACGCTGGCAGAAGGACTGACGGAAGCGGAAACTGAAGCTGACGGGCTTACACTCGCTGATACGCTTGCTGAAGGGGAAACACTTGCACTTGGCGACACCGACGCTGAAGGGCTGACACTCGCGGAGACCGAAGCGCTGGGGCTTATGGAAGCGCTAATAGAAGCTGAAGGCGATACACTTGCTGAAGGAGAAATGCTTGCCGATGGGGAAACCGAAGCGGAAACCGAAGCGGAAGGACTGACACTGGCTGACACTGAAGCAGACGGGCTGATAGAAGCGGACGGCGAAACACTTGCCGAAACGGAAGCCGAAGGGCTTATGCTCGCCGATACCGACGCAGACGGGCTGACAGAAGCAGAAGGAGATACGGAAGCAGATGCGCTGGCGGAAGGAGAAATACTGGCAGAAATTGAAGCGGAAGGACTGATACTCGCGCTTGGGCTGACGCTTGCCGAAGGTGAAACACTCGCTGAAATACTTGCGGAAGGCGAAACTGAGGCGGAAGCCGAAGCAGAAGGACTGACACTGGCGCTCGGGCTGATTGAAGCGGAAGGACTGATACTGGCTGAAATTGAAGCACTGGGGCTTATAGACGCAGAAGCGCTTGCTGATGGGCTGATTGAAGCGGATGGACTGATAGACGCACTTATAGAAGCTGACGGTGAAACGCTTGCCGAAACTGACGCTGATGGTGATATAGAAGCTGACGGAGAAATACTGGCAGATATACTCGCTGAAGGACTAACGGAGGCGGAAACGCTTGCCGATGGACTGATTGAAGCTGAAGGCGATAGTGAAGCCGAAACCGAAGCGCTGGGTGAGATTGAAGCGGAAGGCGAAATGCTTGCTGATATAGAGGCGCTCGGAGAAACACTGGCAGAAGGGGAAATTGAAGCAGAGGCGGAGGCGGAAGGGCTGATTGAGGCGGAAGGGCTACCTCCTCCTCCTGCTGTATAGGTGCAGTAGATGGAGTATTTGTCATTAGTTGTAGTAACATTTGATGGATCTGTTGGAGATGTATAATTATTGTCTGTTTCATATTTACAGCTATTTGTTCCTCCACTATCATAAGCAACATATTGATCACCACTAGGATCTCTAATTACGATACCAATCCAATATTCCGTATTACCAGATAAAGATGGTGATGTTCCAAAAGTAGATGTTTGCCAAGCAGCATTGGCAGTTCCATTATTAAGTTCAGCTCCAACACCATTTGTTATAATAGCTGATGAACTTCCCAATACCATAACTCCTTTAAAAGCACTTGTGCTATTAAATCCCCAAACATAAGCACTAATACTTGTTCCACTACTAGCATCAGAAGGAGATGTTGCAACATAAGAAATCCACCTATCAGTGCTCCACCCACCCCAACTTCCTCCCACTGTATCATACCCGAAAGTCGGGTCAACTATAACAGGATAAACCGCCTTGTCTAAAAACTCCTGCGAGATTTCAACCGTTAGCAATTCTTTCTTTTCGTCTATATTCAATTTTCCCCAAACCCAGTTTCCTTTGCTATCAATTATTTTCGGTCGGTAAATATGAAATGCTTTTCCTGCTCGGTAATTCTTCTTTCCCATTTTGGAATAATCACCCGCCTTGCTTTCGTGGTAGACGGCATATGAGCCGACAACATTTTCTGGGCGGTGGCAGATGACATTTCCGTCTTTGTCATAACAATCAGTCGGAGTGCTTTTAACAACTTCCTTGTCGTGCTTTTCTTCGTTTAACGGCGGTTGGTAGTAAAACTTCAATCCTTTGGTGCGGATTGACATCTTGACTTTGTTTGTCTTTGGCTTTTCTTTTAATAAAACCTCAAACTCAAAAGCGTCCGTTTCTTTTTTCTTGCCGATTTTCGTTTCGTAAAAATGGGCTTCAACTTTATTGCCTTTCCATTTTATTTTATCACCGTCAGTTTCAACTCTCGGCGTTTTTTCATTGTGTTTCAAACGGACGGAGAAATTTGTTTCATTTTCCCACTGGGCTAGCTTCACTTGTGGGAAAAATGCGTCTTGTTTGTCATCACCTACAATAATTTCTCTCTCTTCCGCTTTCTTTCCTTTGTCTTTGCGAATAAAAGTATTACGGCTAATGTCGTATTTTTCTTTTATTTGTTTATGTAAAGTTTTTAAATCTATTTCTGCCATATACTTTATAAAAAAACCGACACCTGAAAGTGTCGGCTGGAAACCCGAGAATGACAACGGTTGCCTGAAATCATCCTCAGGAGTCCAGCTGAAACTCCCAAGAATTTGGCAACCGTTTTTAGGTTATTTATTTTTCAGAAATTATTTTATTAGTGATTGGGATTGTTATCATTCTTATTCTGCCTTTTTTTCTTTCACCTTTGAACGCTTTTTTAATCATTTTTTTTCTCTGTTTCACACTGTAAGGATTATCCTCTGTTATATTTGTATCCATTATCCCTATACAAACATTATTTCCTTTGTTTAATTCTTCTCTGATAAGATTCTTATGTTTTTCTGTGAAAGGCGACCATTTGCCTATTAAAA